CCCAGCTTCAAACAACCACTGGATTATGTAGAGAAAGTTTCCCGGCTCAGGCTCAGGGCCGTAGTATGTGTCTTCTCTGGGTCTGGACTGTTCTTTGGGTGGAGTAGCTAGGTATGCTCTAAACCTAACGAAAGTTTCTGCTACTCCGAGCTGCTCGTAAAAAAATTGGAGCGGTCGCCCTGAAACTCATCGACTTGCTCTGCAACCCAAGGATATTCAGCGTAGACCTTACGAACATTCTTCTCGTTAAAAGCTAGTTTGCCTTCGTCTTCAATGTTACCCCAGTCAAGGGTCAACGCCACTCGCGTTTCCATTGCTTCCTTCTCAAGCGTGTCGATATCAATGTCAGAGACATTACGCTTACCGCGAAGAAGGCGTTGGACTTGCGCCCGACGTTGTTTTGCTAACTTGGAATCTGGCCCTGCCATCTTGATCCAAGCGTCTGTATCCACACCCGAAACAGGGTGCTTGAGGTAAAGGACTGCGCCTTCGTTGGAACCCTCGACTGAGTTAAACTCTGATAGCTTCATAGGTTAAGACCCCCGGTCTTATTTAGCTAGTGGAAAATTAAGCAGGTGCGACTTCAATGATCTCGTCTGTGATCTCGATAGTAACACTTGCTGTAGTGATCTGATCGACAGTGCCGACGTTTGCAGTATAGCTCATAACTTGTGCTGAGAAGTACAACTCGGTGCCATCCTGTAGGGTGACGTTGAAGCTGTAGTTGTCATCGCTGTCAAGAGCTGCCTGAAGCGCGGTCTGTCCTGCATCGTCTGGGGTACGAGCAACGGTCATTGAGATTGAGCCGTCGTTGTAGCTGCCCTTACGCTTAACCGTCTGGCGGTCGCCGAGTGGGTTGTGCGTTACAAGGCTGTACTCACGACCAAACTCACCAAGGTCAGTGACCTCACCGATTAGGTCAAAAGTCAGTGCCTCGAAGCCTGTTGCGTCGTAGCTTGACGGTTCGCCTGAGACGATACCGATAGTAGTTCCTGCGGAAGTAAATGCGCCTGATGCCATTTCTTATCTCCTAGCCTGATAGATTACGAATTGTTTTTGTTAGTGTGCTTTCAAATGACCTTACTGCTCGCTCGATCCATCCGGGTGATGGCTGTTGATAAGACCACCCTTCTTTCTCTAGTCGATACATATAAGGTACGCTGTTGGATAGGTAAACTAGCTTACCTGCAACATTGCCGTTTAGCTGGCTCAACCGGCTAACGGAACTCTCCCGCGACTCTGTTACGGTTGTATCAGGAGCCCCCGCTGAGGGCATCCAGTTAGCTTTTGCCTTACCCGGTACATAGTTGGGTGGAGGCTTTGTTTTCCAAGTCTCTGGACGACCTACTGGCGTCTCTTCTATTACTGTCCTGAAAAGCTCTTTAGTGCTTTCTTCTGCAACATCTTCAACACGCTTTCCCATCTTATCCGCAATCTCTTTCATTTGCTTTGCAAAGTTCTGTGCGGAATACTGAGTGTTAGCCATGAGTATGGAAGTACCTCCAGTTGATGCTGATTGGAAGTAAATACTCTGAGTCTGTTGAGACGGCTGGTGAGAAGTTAATCTCTTCAATGAAGAGCTGTGAAATAGGTTCACTGACTGCTCGGAAGTGTTCGGCGATCTTGTCTGCCATATCTTCCGCTTCTGCTGGGCCTTTGTTCGCTGGCGCGTATACATTGATTCGATACACGCCCGGAGTGTTCTGTGCCCGATTGAAGTTGTACATGATGCCGTCTGCGGGCATGTTCATCACAGTAAGGTAAAGACCTTCTGGTGGCGTGAAGTTGACATTCTGGAAAGCGATTGGAGGTGCGTCAGGCAGTGATGCAATTCGCTGGTCTAGTGCTGATGTTACTTCTCTAAACATCTTAGTTCCTAACCTGCGCTTCTGTGTAAAGTTCTACGCCTGCTGGGTTGAGAGGACGTGCTGTTACAACTCTCCACTCTTCACCCTCGAATGTAACCCTGTCATCTACTAGAACGCTTGCTGCAACAAGTACGCGAGCATCGCCTTGTAGAACAACCGTATCGTCAATCTCGTCATTGCGGTAGTTAAGCCAAACGGCATCTGCCGAGTAACTCTCGCTAGTTGAAGTGACTGTTCCTGCTACCGGGTCGTAGACTTCGCCAACTTCTCGTGTGAAATCAAGCTCTTGACCGAATCGATTGATTAGACGGTAGGCTGTCTCTTTTGTTCGTGCGTAGTCGAACTTAGCCACGGCTTACACCGATGTTACCTGACCCCACTGTGCCACCGCGTAGATACTTACGCAGTTTAAGGTTAATCATCGGGTCAAAGCTGCGGTTGCCTGCACCATCTTGAAACTCAATAGAAATCGTATCTACTGTCTCTGACTTGATGCTAGGTGTAATCGTTGCAAACGGGCTGTTGCCTTGGTCGATTGCAATAGCGGTTTGAAACTCTGCGTCAATGACATCTTGTGGCACTGTGTCCTTGTCGATCTCTTCGCCATCAACGATTGCGTCTTTGCGCGGCCACTGGTCAGTCTGAGTTTCTTGAGTCTTCTCGCCAATGTAATCTAGCGATTCAATGTAGTCGTGGGCAAGTGTTAAGAGAACTGACTCTGTGCCAGATAAAGTGATGCCACGCGCTGATGCGTAGCTGTTCAATCCTGAGTCTGTGCCGTATGCCATCTTTTATCCTCTGTAACCGCTTGCTCGGATTGCTCTGCCTTGTCGTTGCGCTTTAGCCTTAGCGCCTTGTCCTGTGTAGCAAGTACCGCTAGACCCGAACTTCCAACCTTTCTTGTTGTTCTTCTGACAGCGCTGAACTGGCATCAGTCTTCACCTACTGGGCTTGGCCCTTCTTCCCTGCTAGTTTTGCCGTTGCAGTGCCAATCTGCTCGCGCTAGATCGTTAGGACTTAGGCCACGGCCAGACTTGATTCCTGAAGAACGGGCGCAGTAGTTATCGCCTGAGTCTGTGCCCGGCTGTACCACTTCGCCTGCTTGGCCGAAGTTAATGCGGTTGCCGTCTGATGTGATAGCGGCTTTCTTTTTACCAGCCGCACGGGAATCTACAATGTCAACTAACTGGCCTTTGATTCGATAGCGCTTGCCAACTTCTAACGGCATTATAACTCTTCCCATCTTGCTCGGAAAACACCCTGACAATCTTCGTTGCCAGTGTTGGTTAATCGAATGTAGAAAGTCCCTGCGGCAAAACCTAAAAGCAAATCTTCTGTAGCATTGCTCTGCGTCGGTTGACGATTGCCACGATCAGCTCCTGCATCCATAAGCAGTAGATCAACTACATCTCCACCAGTGTGGTCGCCACCGTTATCAAAGCTGACTGTTGCTGCTCTGTCTGGGGCTACGCTAGTGTTGTTAGCTTGCAGCGTAGGCAGGCTTCCTGTAAAAGCAGATTGCTCCGTCCCGCCTACTACTAACTCAATCCTTAACCCGCCAATGAGGAGTGATGCACCGAACTGCTGAACAATCGTGTCGCCTTGAGCAACAACCTTGATTGTCTCGCTGCTGTTGTTCGGGATGTCAAACTCTTTGAAGGTGTAGAACTGACGGCCTTCGTAAAAGCATGTATCACCCTCTGATACTTTAATACGCCGAGTGTCTAGCTTCTTGCTGCTAAGGAGATCGCTTGGCCCGAATTGATCTACGGTATAGGTCATGCTTTATGGCTCGTTAGCTTCCTTCCGATCCTTCCGTCTCTTCTGAGCGTAGTACACTCGAAACGCTAGGCTGCCCGGTCTCGCGAACGTCCTCAGACCCGGAACTTCTGCGTTTGGGTTTACTTTTGGGTTCTGCTTTGGCATTCTTAGCAGCCTCTCGCTGTTGGCGCTTTACGCGCTGGAGTGTTTCAAAATCTACTGGCTTGCTTGGTTCTAAACCATCTTTATTAGCCATATCTAATAAAACCTCTTTATGTGTTAGGAGGCATGGCCCCTCCGAAGAGGGGCTAGCCTTTTACCAACTGCTTTAGTTGGTGACGAGGAACGCCAACGGAATGTTTTTCCGCTCGATGACGCGATCCACGGTTCCGGCAGTAGCAAGCTCTGCCTGAGTGTAGCTGATGCCGTTGCTAGGCGTACCGGTTGCTTGGAAGCCGAACGGATGGAGAACGTAGGTCTCACGAACCCACAGCGTCTCAATACCGCCGCCGTTGCCTTGGTCGGCATAACGCTCGATCTCAACAGGTACTTCAGGGTTACCAACACCAAAGCCAAATGCACCAGCGCCGAAGAGCACTGAGGTGTACTTGAAGCCGTCGGTGCTGCCTGCTTCGACGTTCATGCCGTCATCAACGATGACACGCAGACCGAGGTACGTTGGGATTACCAAGTTGCCCTCTGAGTCTGGGATAAAGTCGATGTCGTCATTCTTGACCATCTGTGCGTAAACAGCACTGTGGACAGAGATGGCGCTCAACTCATCGTAACGGTCGCCAAGCGTGTTGGTGGCCTCTACGAAAGCATCACGGTTGAACTTCGTTCCTGCGTCTTGACCAGAAATGCTTTCTGATGCTACGTCAACAACCATGTCGCCGCCGTCGTTAGCTACGTTGTCGGCGATGATGCCGTTCGTGGTAGCAACCAAACGACGCTGCCACTGGCGAGTGAAGTACATGTCCGTCCGGTTACGAACCTGATCGATGGCGCGGGCGCCAAGAGCAAGCTCTGAAGCCAGATCGGCTGCCTGCCAACCTTGGTTGACAAATGCCTTACGAGCAATCTGCTCGCCCTGCACAACCTTCTGAGGGGTTGCAACATTGCTTGGGTCGTCGTCGCTGTAGTTCAGCTCGATTGAACCGTCAAGGTCTTTCCAGAAAGGAAGCTCGGCAGTTTTACCAGCAGCGCTGGCAAGCTCATCAAGCAGGGCGTTACGAGTAACAACACCGCTGTCGTAGAAAGCCGTCTTTTCTGGGCCATTTACGGGAGGCAAGTCCCGGAATACTGTGACATCAATGATGTCGCTTAAACGTGTAGTAGCCATTGATTAATTCTCCTATCGTTGGCCGTAATAGTCATTCTTTAGGCGCTCATACTCAGATGGGCTTTCAGCCCGCAGTTGACTGAGTTCTGCGCCTGTCATTTCAGAAAATGATTTATTGCTTACGGCCCCGCCGTTGTCTGATCCAGAGGCTCCGCCTCCAGTCGCCCCGCTCCCATCCACAAGGAACGGATACTTTTCTCGAAGGTGAGTAAGAACTTTCTCCTTCTCCACCGGCACACCGCCTAGCTCAAAGACGACACCATCGTCTGAATACTTAGCGTACTGTGCTGCCTTCTCCTGTAGCAGTTCACTACGAGCTGTGTCGCGTGTAAGCTCTGAAGCAAGTTTTGTAGTCTCTGCGTTAATAGTCTGCTTCTGGATGCGACTGTTGAACTCTTCAAACCGCTCTTGAAGCTCTCGCTTCGATTCTTGCTCGCGCTCGTACAGCTCACGGAACTGTTCTTTCTCTTTGAGACGTTCTTCTTCTTGAGTCTTCTGCAGCTCTTCAAGCTCTTTAGCTTTCTGAGTAGCAGATTTCTTCTCGCCTAAAAGCTCGTCTACTTTGTTCTTTAGACCTGACACCTGATCTTCAATCATGCTTTTGACTTCAGCTTCGGTGTAAGTCTTTCCTGTTTCTTTGATCTCCTCAGCTACGTTGTCTTCCGCTTGCTGTTGGATTTCTTGTTCACTTGCTGCCATATCTATAAGCCCCTAGCTTACTGTTAGTGTCCGACCTCGGGTCGGGTGGTTAATCTGCCGGAGTGGCGCGTTGCCAAGCCAGCGGATTCTTCTCTCTAAGCTCTTGTAGGTTGATCTCTGCTCCATCTGAATCGATGAAGTCGTTTGCATTTAGACCACCTTGCTTAAATAATTCGTACTTCTGTTCGCCGTTGCTGTACTTACGAAAAAACTCTCTTTGGAAGTCAGCGGGTTGATCGTTAAGCCAGCCACTGAAAGTCTTTCTGCTAGATACTTGCTGTGCGCCATCTGCGCCAACAGCAGGGCGACTGCCTTCTAGCCCTGATAGCACTGAGCCTTCTCTTGGCTGTGCTACTCTGATCGACCGACAGTTGTAATGCAGTGGTGGCTTCGGGCCTTGGTCAACCTCGAACACTTGTCCATCAAAGCCAGAGCAAGTCGGTGTTGTTCTTACATCCAAGGTAGCGACAAACTTCTCGCCGCTCATAAACTCTTTGTTCTCTTTTACAAACTCTTCACGCGCTACTGTTGCTGCGTGGTTGACTGCTGTTTGTACAACAGTGCGAGCTTGTGCTCTTGTTCTGCCTGTCACCTTCTGCCCGATGCGTCTAGCGATCTGATCTGGCGTGTCGCCTGAGATAAATCCAGCAGAGATAAGATTCTTAATCTCTTTCTTGTTTGACTGGCTAAATGTCTCAACCATCTGATTGATAGATAGCGATTGCCTTTGTCCACCAATCAATATCTGTGCAGATGTACCTGTTACCGCTGCTGTCAATCTTTCTTTTGGCGGTACAGTTGTCTCTGCTGTGAGCACCTGATCTAGCGTGTCTTTCTGAAACTCAATCTCACCATCAGTGAACTCAGAGATTCTTTCTAACAAGCCCTCAGAGAATCGCTCTGTGTTTCC